TCCCATTGTTCGGTAGCGGCAACGATTAACCGATTTAACCGGTCGTCGCTGTAGCTGTCACCTTGGGCAAAGCCTAGTTGGTCTTTTACTTCTTCCAGGCTTACCGGTTGCGGTGTCGTGTTGTCGGTTGTAACGCTTCGCATTTTGTGACCTTAAAAACAACCGCCGGCCACGGAGGTTAGCCGACGGTTGCGGGGTAAAGTCCGACTAATCGGACGATTCGGTTTTGGCCTTGCGTTTCCGTTTAGCCTTCTTTGGCGGCTCAATCAACTCGGCAACGCCGCGTTCAATTAATAAATCCGCCGTCCGTTTGTCCATTGCATCAAACACCTGGCCGGCACGTCGTCCCGACCAAGGTTTGATCAATTCAACTTTCACTCGTTCAATCATTAGCTCGCGGCCGTTTGAATCGCGGTGACTGATCCGGCAACGCTTGCCGAATCGTGATTGTTAACAGTAACGGCATTGCGTCCAATCGCTCGAACGTAAATGCTGTCAGTGTTAAACGCGTAATCCGTGCTTGTTGCAATGCTAACGCCTTGCCGCTGACCGTAGAACACGGATTGCGACATATCGCCAAAGTATACAAACGACGTCGAAACGGCGTCGGCACTTGGCATTGATTGGCAAATGTTGATTGGGAATCCAAACAACGCCGGACGCCAACCGTTGGTCATTTCCGTTCCAGGTGTTCCGCCGGCCGCATTTAACAACGGCAAAACGGATTGAGAGTAGGTAAACATGCTCATGTACCATTCTTGGTTTGCGCCCTGATAGAACGGATTCAATCCGACGCAATCCTCAAAATTGGCAAGAGTAAAGCTACCAACGCCGGTTCCCGATGCGGTGATTAACGATCCGGCACCTAGCGCGTTACCTAGACCGGTGACGCCGCCGTAGGTTGTGGTTCCGTCACCATTGAAAACGTCGTCCTCAATTTTAACAGCCATTTGATGGGCGAAATCATCAATAACAGTGTCAACCATTGAAATAACGCCATCGGCCTCAACCTCACTTGAGATTTGAGTCAATGCCGCCATTTTGCGAGCCGTTAGCGTAATCTGACCAAACGTTAAATTTGACTCGGTGATTGCCGCCAATTCATCGGGATAATAAACCGTTGTTCCCGTCAAACGATCCGGAATTCGATGGGTTTCCGAAACCATTGACGCAACGCGAACCTTTGACAAAATTGGGCATAACGCCTGCAAACGCTTCAGCAATGCCGCCTCCAAGGGTTCCGGCACAAACTCCAAACCAAGCGTTGCCGCTTCCTTTTGAGCGTTCATAATGCCGTGTTCCTTTAGGAACTGCTTGGCCGGTGCGTGATTAAACACGTTAGCGAGTAGGTATTGCCCGCAAACGTAGGCTTCCTTTTCGCCGGCTTCGTCATTGGCAAAGTTTTTTAACGCCAAATGCCGCTTTGCCCGTGCTGGGACAACGATTCTATCCTTAACGGCGTTGTGGTGGCGCTGAACGCTTCCACCAAGTTTTGCCGCTGCAATTTCACGTTGCCGTGCCTCAATCGCGGCGCGGTTTTTCATTTTGTTCTGTAGTTGCTCAATTGCACCTGGTTTCCCGTCGGTTCCATAGGCCGCGTCAATTTCAACCTGTTCCTCTGAATCCGGTTCGCGGTTTTCCTCACGGCAAACGGCGAGAATTGATTCCACCTTCGCGTTTTTGTCGTCAATTTCCAATTGTAATTCGTGTGCGCTTTTCATTTTGTAAACCTCTAAAATTGTTAAAACTTTAGCGGCCAACAAAAAAAACGCCGAACCGCTGGACAAATATTGTCGAACGATCTCGGCGTCGATGCGTGGATTTTAACGTTTGCCGTTTACTTGTCAACCAAAAACATTAAACCTTGAGTTGCAAGAAAACCGCCTAAAATTAAACATGTCCAAAATTCAGCCATTGGTAAACCTCCTTAAAAATAGCCGCTTTTTCAATTCTTCCATTGAGCGTAATTCGCTCGAACTAATGTAATAACTCGGCGTTCCACAACCAAAATCTTTAACCGGTTTGGTAATTATTGCCGTTCCAAATTCCCAACCTATCAATTTAGGTTGTCCGTTGTTGTAATGAACTAAAACAACAATATCCGGGACACAAACGTTGGTTTTTACTAATAAATACGGCGGCCATTTAACCGACGTTTTAACGTCGATTGTAAAGACCAACGGCAAATTAAAATCAATTCCGTTATCGGCGTTTGATTTGTCAATATTTGGATATAACCCGCAAAATTCACCAAATGCAAATTCGCCTGCTAATCCGATTTCATTACAATGATTATTTTGCTTTGGTTTTAGTCGTTCATTTATTTCCATCCAGGTTGCGTCAAAATTCTCCGGCAACTGCATTTTTACCCCGTTTGTTTTTTATAGTTTGTTTGCCTTTAACATTCTCAACCGATGTTCCGCCTTTGTACGATTAGGGAAAAACGTTGTACGCTCCCCTGCTTCCATATTCCGCACCAATGCCGCCGGCGTCTTTTTAAACCTGTTTTCCGGCACCGCTGCCGCGTCAATTGCTTGTTGCCGGCTCGTTGTTGTGGCAATCACGTTTTCTATTTGCTGATCTGCGTTGAACCAAGTTTCCTCGTCCAACATTGCCGAAACCGCCGACGCCTTTAAACCTAGTTTTTCCGTGTAAATGTTAACCAACGTTTCCTCGGCGTTGTCCAACAAATCCGCGGTTTTTCTTAACTCGGTTGCGGTTCCCCAACTCATCGAAAACGGCCGGTGAATCATTGCAAAACTGTTTGGTGCCGCCTTGCGTTCCGTGCCAGCCAGCATAATAACGCTGGCAATTGATGCGGCCAACGCGTCGTTTTGGGTCGTTACGGTTTGCCGGTGTTCCTGTAAAGCGTTGTAAATTCCTAAACCCTCGAACACGTCACCGCCTGGCGAATTGATCCGAACCGTTAACGCTTTGTTGCCAATTGCTTTAATTGCCCCGACAACATCGCCGGAGGAAACGCCGCCGGAGCCGCTGTCGGTGATTTCGTCATAAATCCAAATCTCACCGGTTTTTTTGTCGTAATCAAACATTCTTTAACACCTGTTCCGTTAATAGCTCCGCGGTTCCCGTTAGGTCAAAATTTGCCGGACGCCGTGCAACGTGCCGCAATGAGTCAATGCAATGGTTTTGAGCAATCAAACGGTCACCGCCTAAACCCTCGATAACTTCCCCCAATTTGTGGGCGTAACCGTCATACCAATTCTCAATTGATTCTAGGCTTTCCCCGCGTTTTAAACGTTTATTTACCTGCCGCTGTTCCTGGTTCAATAAAACTTGCAACCGGCTTGCCACGGCCGACGCTGCGCGATCGTCTTGGGGTTCGTCTGGGTCTTGGTCAACCGTTTGCCCTGCCGTTTGTGCCTCCGTGCTTGTTGTGTTGGGGTTAATAAATTCGTCCCCGCCCTCGTAAGGGTTCATATCCAATTTAGCGCGTGCCTCGTTTGGATTGATAATTCGCGAACTTATCAAACTACTGTAAACGCTGGCCGTTGTGTTTAGATCGGTTCGCAACATCGCAGCGGTATTAAACTTATGGTAATACTGCCCCGATCCAAATTGGGTTGCACTTAACAGTTTATAGTCGGCTTCCTCTTGCCATCGCGTTAACCAAGATTCCAAACAGTTTAGCAGGTAGGCCAATTGCTTTTGCTCCAAACTGTTATACGAGGAATTGTTATCGGTTCCCAACATTGATTCCAACAACAAATACAACGCCGCGTTTTGATTTAACATTTTCCGCGTTTCGAGGAACTGCGCCGCGTTGTTATCCTGCGTTGAAATGGTCGTTGCAGTAATCCCGCCCCGCAACAAACCAACTTGTTGTTTTTCGCCCTCGGCTCCGTGCTTTTTTACAAAATCCTCAAGAAACTCGTTTGCCTGTTCCGCCGATCTAAATTGTGGGGATTCGGCCGGCGCGTTCAATAGTATTTTGCCAACAAATCCCTTTGTAATTTGATCCTTTCCGCGTACGTCGGCACCTAGCATTGATTCAAGCGTTAATTTTGCCGCCTCAAATAGCGGTATTCCGTTAATGCCGTCACCAAACCCCGTCAACCGAAAGCAATCGCGGTCTCGAATCATGACGGTATAATTCGGATTGTCGGCCATCATTTCAAACAACTGTAACCGATTCTCCGGCCGGTTTCCTTGCGGGTTAACGTAGGTTGCGTTCCAAACCTCCCCGTCAACAATGCCCGTTGTCGTTGCCTCTGGATCCAAAACGATCAATTCACTATTTCGGCCGTCGCGGTGAATAAACGCCCGTCCCGCCCCGTACCAAAGCGCGTGCCACGTCAACGTTTGTTTAAATGTCATCGGCGAATATAACGGCGACGGCCGACGCCTCAACAACTGGTAGGAAATGCCGGTTTCCACCTTTTCGCGTTCGTCTCCGTTTTTGCGGTACAAATCCAAATTCAACGTGCCGACGTTGCCGGAAATACGATTTAAACCGTACCAAATCGCCGCGGTTCGCCATCCTTCCCGAGCCGTGTATTTGTCGGTTCGGAAAATATCAAACCAGGTTGTTGGGTTCCAAAGCGCCATAATCTAAACCTATAAAATCAAACTTCCTGTTGTTTTTGGCAATGCTACCTTGCACGCTTTCAACGCCATTAACGCCGCAACGCCTGGATCAATCTTTTGATCTTCCGCGTTTTTCCCTTTGGTCGGCATTTTTTGCCCTTTGGCGTTTTCGTCCATTCCCATATTCAAAAACGCCCACTTTAGGATTCTATCACAAACGTCCGGTTTAAACCTACCGTCAACAATTTGTTGAAAAAACTCCTCAATTACCTCGTTGAAATGCAAATGCGATTGTGGGCATTTTACCGGCTTCAAACCCTCACCGGTTAAATTTTCCGACAATTGCGACGCGCTAAACGGGTCATAGGCTACATATTCCACGCCATAGTGCAAACAATCTTCAATTAGGCGTTCCTGCAATGCTGAAACGGGATATGCCGTAACGTTTAACAACCCGTCGCGAACAAACCCCGAGAACGGCTCTAAGTTTAAATCACGCCGGCAATCCGAACCAATAAACGAAACGCTTTTTACCTCATAGCGGTAAATCGGCCTTCCGTCCTTGTCCTCTGAATGTTTGAACCTTGCGGCCAACGCATAACTGCAAAGGTCATCACGCCCGCCGAGGTCAATTCCTGCCCCAATTGCGTCGGCTTCCCGCCAGTCCGATAACTCACCGGCCGCCGTGTCGTAATCTTCCAGGTTAATAACGCTGGACAATGACGAAACGCAAACGTTGCCGTGATACCTCAAAAATCGGTTTTTCGCCGCTGGTTTGTTTATTGCTTCGTGCAATTGTGCTTTCAAATACTCCGGTTTAACCGACACGTTCAAACCTGGGTTTGACTTTTTAAGCGTTTGAACATCGAAATTCGGGTCAAACGGGTCGTCGTTTTCGTCTAACTCAAAAATCATGCCAAATAACGCATGGTCGTTAAACTCACCAGCAACAACCCCGCGGCAATAATCCGCCTCCTCGTGGTACAAATAGCCCTTTTCGTCGCTT